TTCCCATTACCAAATTTAGCTTCTCTACCAAGATGTACGTGACCGTGAAGATGTATTACGCCTTTGTTAAGGCCGTGCCAACTTTGTAATGGATAGTGACATAAAACAAAGTTTCTATCATTTATTTTAACTTCCAAGTAATGGTTTACACTTAAAAATTTACGTTGTATTGCCATTCTATCATTTTCAATATGGTGATCGTGATTTCCCAATATCAAGTGAATGTTTTTACAGACTAATCTATCAAGGAATAGTCCGATATTATCAAATCCACCAAATGAAACATCACCTAACATTATTAATGTATCGTCCTGACCAACATAATGGTTTATACCATCAATAAGTCTTTCATTCATTTGGTCTATTGTTTCAAAATCCCTAACCGAATCAACAGGTATTTCACCATCTTTTGTTCTCCAGTTTGTCACACCACGAACAATATTTTTGTGTCCGTAGTGTGTATCTGAAGTTATATATACTTTTCCTGTTGTTAATATTTTTTTAAAGCTCATAATTTTTATTTTTTAAGGTAAATCATCTGAATAAGGCAAGTCATTATTCATAAATTGTCTTACATAGTCATCAAAAGTTGAAGTATAATTTACATTTGGTCTATTACTTGTTGTTTGACTATTAGATTCTTCATCCCTAATTGGTTGAAGTTGTTGTCTTGGTTGATTTCTAATTAATCTTCTAATTCTTTCAACCATATCATCTGAAAAATTCACACTTCTTGAATCGTTATTTATGGTGGTAATTCCTCCATCATTACTACTAACAGTAAGTAAACTATCACCAAAAACATGTCTACCATCCCACATTCTAAGTGCCATATCTCTTCGTGATACAATATCTTCTGGAGTTTCAGATATTTTAATGTCTGTTAAATCTATAGTTCTTTTATCTTTTTGTAATTCTTTTCTAATTTTTAAAAACAATTCATCTGGAATAAAGTTAATAAACATTGGGTCAACTTCTTTATCTAATTGATCCCAAGCTTGGAACTTTTCTTTTGAAAAATCTCTTGAAAAAGCAATTTTTGTATCCGTTTTTTTATTTAAAACATAAATCAACCTATGTGTTGTTAAATATTGATTCCAATACTTTAACTGTGTTACACACCATCTTGTGTTCGCCCCATACACTTGTGATGCTTCAAAACTTAATGGTGTTAGAATAAGCCAAGTATCATCTTCGTGAATATTTAATATTTCTTTTTCAAGTTTTTTTCTGTTTTCAATTTCTTCGGCCAACTTAACAGATTCATTTAATTCTAAAAAATTAGTGTACTGACTAATATCTTTATTTTTAATTCTATTTGCCTTTGAATGTCTTTCAAATTCATTTAGAGTTTCAATCTCACCTGAACCAAATAGGAATACACCCATATATCCCATAAATTCATCTTTGTTAGAACTGTAATAGTCACTATCATTTTTAAAATTCTTAATTAAGAACTCTGTGTATTTGTAAGAATCCGTTGGGTCCAGAAAAGAGATAATATCAATTAGTGATATATTCAAATCTGGGTGTTGTTCTTTTAGTCTATCTAATCTACTCATAATTTTATACTAAATCTGTTTTTCATTTGTTCTATTTTATCTTCTGGAACATTGTGAGTATTTGTCCCTCCGTGACGATTTTCAACAATTAAAGTAAAAACTTTATAACCAAATTCTTTTGCAAATTCAAAATATGTTTCCATTTCCCATTCTGTTGTGAAGGTATTAGAAACAACAATTTTTTCAACACCAGCTTTCATATCTGTTTTTACTTTGTGCTGACACCAATTGTGGGCATTACCAATTCTATTTGAATCAAAGTTGTAGTTACTTTCTTCATCCAAGAAATACATGTCAGCTTCGTAATGATTATCAGATAAAGTTTTAGCAAATGTTGATTTACCACTTCCTGGTATTCCTCTAACGATATATAATATTTTTTCCATAATAATTAAGCTTTAATCCAACTTGATTTATTTTCTGGGTTTACTTTAATTAAACCTTTTTCAATTAAATCATATGCAATACCCCAAGATTTGTACGCAATAATCTTGTCTTGACCTTTTTTATTTTTAGTCTCAAGAAGGATGTAATCAAAATTCCAAACCAAACCTTCTTTTTCAAGTTTGTCCAAAAATAATTGTTCTCTCTTTGTGATTTTCATAGTACAAATGTAGTGTAATTTTTTTAATAAAACAAGAAAAGGAACCAAAAATTTGGTCCCTTTAATTTGGGTCGACATTGAATTGTCAACTCTCCACCACCTTATTTTGATAGAACAAGGAAACTATTTTGTAACCAACGCCTCGATCTTACTTTTAACCTGCTCGGTTATTGATATTTCTTTTGTGTTTGTAACTATGATGCAATCACCCAATGTTTTTGCTGGTATATTAACATAGAAAGTTTCTCCATTGAAAAAAGATAAGTTCTCTTTCAATTCAACACTTGCGTGAACCATCTTCAAAAACAATCTGAATTGTGTTTGGTCCATAAATGTTTCATTTAGTAACTCACCAAATGTTTCGTGTAATATTCTTATGTTAAATCCTATTTTCATATTACAAATATAGAACAAATTTTGATATAAAACAAAAAATCCCAAAAATTATTTTACTAACCTTCGGGATTGTTTTTTTTTAACCAACTAATAAATTTGAAAGGGGTGGTTTTTTTGTTTTGTGTATTATAAATACATCTAAATTTTCAAAAATTCAACATTACTGAAAGATTTTTTCAATAATTTTCCTTAATTGGTCATTATTTCTGTTAATTGGTATCTCATCCTTAGCAAAATACTCACACATCGTATGTTCGTGACCATCTTTTGCCTTTTCAAGATCCGGAACCAACTTACTTTTTGAGTTATGGTAAAAGACAAACATAACACCTTTTTTATCTTTTAGATTGTTTTTATAGATATGTAATAATCCAACCAGATCCAATTTACCATTTATTTTTAAATTGGTTTCTTCTTTAAATTCTCTGAGCGCACCGTCTTTTGGGTCTTCGTCTTTCTCAAGATGTCCGGATGGAACTGACCATTCGTTCGGTAAAGATTCTTTGGGTCCTCTTTTACAAAGAAGAACTTTATCTCTGTATTTTACAATAATACCACCGTATCTTTTAATTTGACTCATATTTATATAAATATGGAATTAGTTATAAATAATAATTTATTTAATGTAAAGACTGTCATGACCCCAAGAGACATTCAAAAGGGTATGATGGGTAAAAAATTTAACAAAAAATTTAACGGTATGTTATTTTTAATGCCGGATAAAAAACATTCATTTTGGATGAAAGATTGTATTACTTCTCTTGATATAATTTTTATTAAAGACAATAAGATAACTAAAATTCACAAGAATTGTAAACCATGTAGATCTGAAGACTGTGAAAGATATTCAGGTACTGGTGATATGGTTTTAGAAATAAATGGTGGTGACTGTGATAAATACGATATTGTGGTTGGTGATAAATTAATTTTCCAAGATTAGTTATTTTCTAATTTATCTATGTGATGTTGTAAATACCAGGCCGCTTTTTTCAAATCTTCCAATTCTTTTTCTTTATTTTTTTTACCGGCTCTTGAGATATATTTTACTGTATTACCTAGTGCGAATCCTAATTCCCAAGCGTCAATTACTTTGATAGCTTCATAAGTGTTTTCTTCACCACCATAATAATTTGGGTGGTTTACCATTTCATTTTCAGAATGATGTTTCTTGTGTTTTCCCATAATGTGTTTTAATAATTTGTTTTTGATTGACATATGAAATAAGTTTTCTTTTAAACAATGGAAGTAATGTTTCGTTAATTGGGAAGTTTCCTCTACTTATCATTTCAACCACAGGTAGTTTTCCTTTATCTTCTGTATTCCAATTACTAAAACTAGTTATTATCTTTGGTATTGTCAAATCATTTTTAGTGTCATTGTAAATTTGATTTACCAAAACAATATTTTCAGGTGAACCTTTAGCTGCTGGTTTAATTTCATATTCCCAAACAAACCATTTGTTATTGTCTTTATCTAAATAATAAAAATACCCTTTTGGTGACACAACATTTTTAATATTCTTTTTTACTTTAAGATGAATACTATCAAAAACTAATTCCCACACAGACTTAGCAATTCCAAAATATTCAAACAATCTAGGTGCGGCATATGTAAGAATTTTAATAAACTCTTCATATTCATCATGTGACATTTCCGGAACATCTTTGATTTTTAGATCTTTAACAAGTAATTCGTCATCAACAGATGAAAACCTTTTTGTTGTGTATAAGACTTTTTTATCTTTAACCAAAGTTTGGACATTTGCTAAATGTAATGATAGCTCAATAAATCCTGGGTATAGTTCCATTTTATCAAGTTTTTCACCCATCTTTTGAAAATATGATAGAAGTTTGTATTCTTTGTGTTCTCTGTCAATTGGTTTTTCAAACATCCAGTCGGTGTTCATCAAAAATTCTATTTTCTTTTTTCTTCCCATTTGACATAATGATAATCATTTAATGTATCCTGTAAATATTAATTAGTTCTCATTACAATATAATATGTATTATTAACTTTGATTTCATCATATTGTCCATTATAACTATTTAAAACTTCGCCGTAATCAGCATCATTAATTAGTTGTTCTTTCATTCGTTCAATATCAATAAAATTATCAATCTCATAACCTTGATTTGTTAACCACCTGTAAGGATCATCACCAATTTCGTCATCTAAATAATTTTCAACAGCATCACTAATACTATCTTCATCCGGATCACCATCTGGATTATCTTTTATTTCTTGTATTTCATATTCAATA